TAGCACTGCAAAATGACTATATAGTTTTTCTCCACAAACATCGTAACCTTCTCGAAGGTTTTTTTCAAGTGCTGACATTCTATATATCACTGCAGATTGGTGTGGCCGAAGTCCTATCTTAATATGGGAGGGCTGCTCACAGACGGGTGAGTTCGAAGAAAGGCTTGCAAAATGCGGAACATTATAAAGACGTGTATAAAGTTCTGCATTATGTAACATCTAGGAAGGGTCAAAGATTCTGGTCTTGGTCTTTAACAAATGTTTAGGCATTCGCGAAGAAGTTCCTCAGACCAGCGTCCTTGATAAAGTCCTTGATCTTCATTCCTGTCTTCTTTACAAATGGATTATTTGTATCTTCACGCATTTTCTTTTTATCAAACGTGTTTTCGCTGTGACTCATCACCAACATGACCTTGAAGGGATCTAGCTGAATCATAGGATGTTTATATTCCTCCAAGAAGGACTTTTCCTCGGCATGTGTAACATCTTCATCATATCGGTGAGATCTTGCATAGGATACTTTCCAGGCCATTGTGCCATTCGTCGCATGATTTGGATTATACGGGCCAAGCTTGTAAATGGTTTTGTTATCACTGTAATACATATAAATCTCAGAGGAACCTGCAAGCTCGATTTTAGGATCAGTGGCACGGAATCGCGTAACCACATGGTGTACACGTTCAGGGGGGTAATAATCATCATCATCCATAGCAACAATGATTTCACCTGTCGCCAGATCATTCAGCTTATTTCGTTTGGCACCAATCGTCAACTTCTCATCAAGAGAATAATACCGAAGATTGGGAATCTTTTTGGCAGCCTCTTCAAACAAATCACGAACTTTATCTTGACCATCATCCAAAATAATCCACTCCATTCTATCCTTTTTGTATGTTTGGTCCTGGTAGCATTTAATTAGCCAGGGAATGAATCTTCGGCGATTATAAGTAGGTGTAATGACACTTACAAAAGGAAAAGATGCGTTTTTTGTACGAACCAACACAGGTGTTCCAGAGGCGTCCATTTCTGAAAAAAACTCTGTGAAGGATGTTTAACCTTCTTTTATTTCCCTTCCGCGATTTTTGCGGCAACAGATTTGAAATCTATGCCCAAATCCTTAACAGAATCAGCGGCTTCCTGGAATGTTTTCTGGGCCTGTTGAACCACAGGATTTGCCTGGTACCAGACAAGTTTTTGCAGGAAAGAATCACGCTTGATTTCGAGTGGGTTATATTCATAGAGAGGTATGAAATATGATGCAAAATAGGGACTTTTTCCATAGAGGAAATATCGGCCAATGAAATACGTAATGACTACTGGGAAAAAGATAAATCCATAAATGAAGTAAAGTATTTTGAAACCTGTTGGACGAACAACGGCCTCATTTGCTGCGAGAGATCCACCGAGGATTGCAAAAGCTAGTAAGATAGCAATGAAAAAAGCAGTTACCATTCCAGACCCAGCTTTTTTGAATAAACGCGTAGGATTGAACTCGGCCTTTTCTTTGGTCTCTTTTGCTTTCGCTAAATTATCGGCCTCTGCTTTCTTTTTCTCAATAGCCTTCGAGTTATCCTCAAACTTCACACCATCACGTGCTGTCTGTAAACGTTTTTGAACTTCAGGATCTTTTAAAATATCACCTAACTCCTTGGACATTGAATCAATATGATCCTTGTAAACCTGGAGGCTCTCATTTGGATTTTTCTCTAAAAACGTTTGTTCTTTATCGAGGACTTCTTTGCTTTTTTTATAGGTTTCCTCTGAAATCGCATTGTTTGTTTTGAATGTTGTAAGAAAGTAATCATTTACCTTTAGAATATTGTAAAAATAAAGGCGATTGTTATCCTCCGAATAAATATTGGATAACTTATCAAGAGTTTCCTGGCTTTTATCAATGATTTCATCGGAGGTTGCCTCTGGATTTGCAGCGAGCCAGTCATTCATTGTTTTGAAAAGTGCAGTAGACTGGCTTGAGCCAAGGGGCGTAAGTTTGTTTTGGACAATAAGTTCCTTATCCTTTTTGCGAAGAGACTCCAATGTCTCGCGAAACTTTCCTCTCGCTTCTCGGGCCTTTTTCTTCTCTTCTGCCAACTGTTTCTCGAGTTCAGGGTCGTAGGTTGCTTTTGCAACCATTCTGTTAAAGCTTCTGGCCAGACTCATCTACTGTTATGAGAAAAGAACCTCTCTCAGAATAGAACGAATGGCTGGGAAAACACGAAAAGCCAAGAAGTCCGATTGGGTGGTTGCCATTCCCTCATACAAGCGTGCGGAACTTCTCAAAGAAAAGACGCTGGCCGTGCTTCAAAAATATGGAATCGAGCCTGAAAGAATCTTTATCTTTGTGGCCGATAAGGAAGAAGAAGCAACATACAAAAAGACATTGCCCGAAAAAGCCTATAATAAAATCATTGTTGCAGAAAAGGGACTTCACAATGCTCGCAATGTAATCAATACATACTTCCCCAAGGGGAAAAAGATTGTAGAGGCAGATGATGACATTCGCGGATTTATTGAGTTTGATGAATCAAAGAAGCGTCATGAAAAGCCGCTTGTCAGTCTAAAAAAACTGATTGACCGCGGATTTTCAGAGGCTGAAAAACATGGTGCTCGTCTTTGGGGTGTGTATCCAAGTGCAAATGGTTTTTTCATGAAAAATACAGTTTCCACAGATTTGCGATTGATAGTGGGTTCGTTTTGGGGCCAAATAAACCCGGGAAAGGAAATCATGTTAGACTTTTCAGAAAAGGAGGACTATCTACGAACTCTCATGTTTTACGAAAAAGATGGAAAGGTTGTTCGGTTAAACTTTGCAAGCCCTCAAACGCCCTACTACAAAACTCCTGGAGGCATGCAAGAAGATGATAAACGAAAACAAAATCAAGAGAAGGCCGTCAAAGAACTTATGAAGCGGTATCCTGAATGGGTGAAAATCAATCCCCACAGGAAATCTGGATTTGTTGAGATCCGCTTACGAGATCCAAATGCTGAAAAAACTCGGAAACTTAAGTAGATGAGCAAGTTCAAGCTCCCGCTTTCACCCGATGATTATTTGGAGTTACTGGACGAAACAGATTTGATTCTAAATGTAGGAGATGAACCCGACTTGAATATAAACAAGAATCGGTTTGGCTTAGAGTTTGAAACAAAAGATGTTGAATGGCTGCAAAATAAAGTCAAAGCGCTTGCCAAGGCCCATTTGTATTTACACTCGCTCAAACCGAAGTTTGCAGAGATTGAGAAATATTTGAGATGGCATCCAAACGCGGCAGATGCCAAGAAATACAAGGCAGCTCTCCATATGTATCAAGTGCGTATGGACGAAGTAAGATCAGATTTAAAAAATAAAAAAGAGGTTTTTTTGCCAACTGCAAAAGAATCTCTGGAGTGGTCAAAGCTGGCCAAACAACGCTACGAGACTGTAGATATTCCTACAGCCAAGTTATTATTAGAACTGATGGATAAAGAAAAGGAATCTGCAAATGCTCAGGCGGAACTGGCAGCCGCTATTGAATCTCAAGACAAAGAACTTTATAATCAAGCCAAAAAAAAGCAGAATAAGCAACTTCGCAACGCTGGAATAGAACCTTCTAACAATGGTCAAAATACATTTGCCAACAACCTTTCAAAACAAATGAAAGAAGAAGCTGAAAAAGCCTGGGCAGCCGAGCGTCAAAATCTTGTAGACATCATTGAGGGCAAACAGAAATCACAGAAAAATATGCTCCGAGAAGCATTGGGACCTAATGCAGACAAATATAACTTGAATAGCATGAATCAAGTGAATAACTCTCTCACAAAACAAATGCAGGCAAACTATAAGGCTCATTTGAATGAGATTCGTGCGAAAAAACAAAAACGATTGCTCGCCAAACAATCTCAAAGTCGTAAGGCGAGAAAAACTAGAAAAAATAGCCGCTCTACAAGGCGTACTTGAGGCCACCCATACCAGCAGCAACCTCCACGAAGTTGATGGATTCGACATAAATCATCAAATCATACACATACGTTGTATTAGGAGGGAGTGCATAGGGTGCAATCTCCACTTGGAACACTCGGACTCGGCTTGTATTGAGGGACCCCATGGGCTGTGTAGAAAGACTGCCAAGCGTAAATGAATAGACGGGAATCATCTGATTAGGATTGCCGTCTGTATATTTGTAAGGCGTGATTTTGGTGAAATATTCTGTTGGCTTTTCTTCCTGGATTTCATTTCCATCACACAAGACACGTAGGGCTTGTAAAATGCCAAGTTGGGCAAAGGGAAGCAGAATCCCAGAGGAATACGCGGAGGCCAGGAGTGGAATCGTATTCACGGGAGCCAAATAGGGCGCATCTGGATAGTTCCACCAGTTTGTAAAGTTTGCAAAATCATTTCGGTAAAGAAGTGAATCAGAACGACGGAAGTTGAAAACGAGCCGCTCGACTGGATTGTGTGTCTGCAAATCAAGAATGGATCGATTGTATATGGCTGGGAATGGATACGGCGTCACTTGATGCACAAGATACGAGAGAGGAGTCGTTGCAAAAATATTTCGCTCCTCTTCATTCAAGTAGACATACGTTGCCTGAATCCTCGGCACAAGATTCCAAGTATTCAATGCAGGGACAACTGCACCGACATCCGTCAGAAAAGCCCGCATTTCGCCGCTCGCATCCAAGATATTTGCGTAATCAGGAATGTTGGAGTTAATATTTGTAAGAGGAGCCATCATTTTCACACCAGGCCGCACTCGATATCCAGAAGCATCGAGGATTGTATAGAGTTGATTGATGGGATTCAGTGTGATTTGGATTTCACAGTCATGATACTGCAGGCCCACGAGAGGAAGTGCATTTCCAGGATCTGTAAACCAGAAGGGCAGTGGTACTGTGATGGTAGTGCCAAAAATCGATGGGCGATTTGTTTGAGACCCGTAAG